AAATCTTGCGTACCGTTGCCAACTCGTAAAGATGAGTTATCACCAACAATTTGAACTTTCGCCCCACTTGGCGAACTCGTACCAATACCTACATTGCCTGACGCATCTTTAGTGATCGCCCCATCACTGACAGCCTGCAACGCGCCAATCCAAGCGCTGTCTGCACTGTTGCGCATCTTGTAGTAGCCGGTCGTGGTGTCATACCAAGGCATGAACGGCTTGGTAGTCGTCGGCGCAGTCGCTCCGCTGTTCTCCGACAGGATCGCCTGCAGGGCGTTGTTGATGTCAGCGCGTACAGCGGCACCGCCGCCGTTTGCAATGTTGTAGTCGTGTTGGCTCATTCTTGGTCCTTAATTCCTGTAACCGTAACCCTTGGCGATCCAGTCCATGGTGCGGGCCACGCCGGTCCCTGCGCTATTCTTGAACTGAATTGTAAACCCTGCGGCAGTTTTCGCGGTAATTTGCGCGTAATCTCCCGTCGCCATGTTCTCTGCCGTGATGGCCGTGGCAGGCACGTCGAAAAACGCATTGGCAAAAGTCACCGACAAACCACCGGCCGGCACCGACACGTTGTTCGCGCTCTCGACACGATCTGGCACGTCGACGGTCACGCCAAGCGTGGACAGCGCCACCTGGTTGTTTACTTCTTCGCCGCGGATCAGCTTCACCTTGAATTTGAACGCGCGCGCCGTGTAGTCGCCCACGTAGAACACGCGCCAGGCTGACCATGTTGGCGAATCCGCTGGGTTGTCGTTGGTGGTGCTGATGAACACCTGCAGCGATGAATCGTCGGTCGTGTTCGGCAGGTCGAAGTTGACGATGGCGTCCCAGTCCGTCCACGTGTCCACGTAGTCCGTGGCCAGCGCTCCGTCATCGACCAGGCCCAAGCTGTCGATCAGCGGCCATTCGTCCACCATGTTGGTGATGTTGTAGGACAGCACGCTGAACGTGGCAGACACGCGGCTGGTGTAGACGGCGCCTGTGTCGATGTAGGTGTCGAATTCGTATTCGCCGGAATCGACCAGCCCGCCTTCCAGGTTGTCGTATTCATCCCAGTCGACGATGTCGTCCATGTAGTCGGCTTGGTCCAGCACCAAACGGTCATTCAGAACGATCAGGTCGGTTTTGGCGCCGGCGAATGCTGGGTCTTGCGTGGACGATGCCACGGCGTTGAACTGCACGATGTTGGGCGCGTCTGTCACCACCAGCGCAGCGTTTTGGCTGTACTGGCCAGAACTGTCCTTGGCCTTGGCCAGATAGGTGCCTGCACGCAGCGGCACGTTTGCGCTGGTCGATGAACCAGGAAAATCGCCCACCGGCAGCGACGTGTTCCACTGTGCGCCGTCCAGTTCCTCGCTGTAGCGCACCGAAATCTGGCCGCCGATGCGAACGTCCAGATCCGCGTGGCTGTCCCACTGCAGGATGCCGGTGTCGGCCTGCACGGTCATCTGCAGGTTGGCGACGTCGGCGGGTCGTGCTGTCTTGCCAAGCACGCTGGCTGTGAACGTGTAGGGCTGCGATTTGACGCCTAGCGCTGTGACGGCGCGGATGGTGACTTCGTATGTGCCTGTGGGCGTGTTCACCAGTTCCAGCGAATTGCTCTGTCTGGTCACTTCGACAGGGTTGTCGCTGTTGATGCGGTAGCTCACCAGATAGTTTGCGGCTCGATCCACCTGCGACCAGCTGATCGTGGCGCCGACGCGCACGTCCGTCAGTGTTGCGTACAGGTATTCGCTCACGCTGCCGTTGGTTGGCGTCGCTGGCGGGTCGTTCAGCACGGTGATGTCACGCGGCTGAAGCACCAGTCCGTTTTCCACGGCGGTGTATTTGTCTGGGTCGTGCTTGATCGCTGAAATCTCGACCAGTCCGTTGTCCTGCTCGGACATCGACAGCACGCGGAATGTCTGCGCTTCGACGTTGCTGGTCGACATGATCCACTGGGCGCCAGGCTGCGGTGCGGCCGACAGGGCTGTGGCCAGTGTAACCACGGCGCCGGTTGCGCTGCTGACTGCGCGTGTCTCGACCGTTCCGTCTGGCAGCATCACGTACATGGTCCAGCTTGACACGCCCAGCGACACGGCTGCGTCCAGCGTCACCGCGGTGGTGGTTGCGCTGTGAACGCGGCCGCCCAGACGTGCGCCGGCGCGTGATGCGTCCGCCACCTTGATGACTTGGCCAGGTCGTGCGACGACACCTTCCATGCCGGTGCTGAAAGAAACCACCTCGGACTGGTAGCGCTCGGAAAACAGCAGCCAGCGGCCGACGCGGTTTGCCTGGCCACGGCTGGTGCAGCCGATGGCCACCACTTCGGTCGGCACATTGCCGAACCGTGCGATGGCTTCCTGGTCTTCGACGTATTCGATTTTCTGTTTGTACTGATCGGCTGGGTCGTTCCACGTGACAATCGCCACGGTGTGGCGTGCTTTCGCGCTGCTGCCTGAATATCGGAATTCGCCATTGATGACGTTGGCTTGGGTGTATAGCGCCACGGGATCGCTGGGCGCGTCCTGTGTCAGCGTCAGGCTGCCTGAAGCCCAGTAAACCATTGACCTGAAGCACGACGCCATGTCTTGCACGACTTTGTAGGCTTCGGCTCTGCTTTGCAGGTACATATTGCACGTAAATCGTGGCTCAGTGCCACCGAAACCGTCTGGCACCAGCTCGTCGCAGTATTGGCCGATGGTGTATAGCTCCCACTTGTCCACCTGGCCTGCCGTGATGAAGCCACCAAGCCCATAACGCTGGTTTGTGATCAGGTCGTAGAAGCACCAAGCTGGATTGTCGGTCCACGCCGTGGTGAACGTGCCGTCCCAGCTGCCGGTGTAGGCGCGGGTTTCTGGGTTGTAGTTGCTGGGCACCTTGACCTTCAGCAGCTTCATTTCATAGGCGCGTGTGGGGATTCCGTCGAACGCGCTGGCGTCCAGTTTTACGAACGCGATGGCGCTGTTCGGGTAGCGCAGTTTCGTGTCGATGATCTCTGTGTAGCTGTCCCAGAACGTCTTGTCCTGGATCTTAAGATCGTCCGTGTCTTCTGTGATGCGGCGCACGCGAATGTCCCATGGGCCGTCGCCTGTCAGCTCGACGCGGTAGCTGCGCTGGTATTTGCTTGTGGCCTTGCCGGTCATGTACGTGTTCAGGACTTCGGTGTAGCCGCCGCCATTGCTTTGCAGATCGACGGCAAAATTCACCGACAGTCCAACCACGTCGCCGTTGTCTTTTTGCTTGAACAGGGCTTGCGCACTCAATGTGATGCGCACTGCGTTCACGTCTGGGTTTGTGACCGTGCGCGTGACCGACGTGGCATTGGTCACTTCTGCGTTGACGGTGTTCTCCGATTCAACGGCAGGAATTCCGGCGATGTATGCCTGGTCGTTCGTTCCTGGTCGCGCCTCGACGCTGACGCCTTGGAAGTTCAGCGATCCGTCTGAGTTTGCCAGCGGTGTTCCGTTGAAATAGATGGACTGCGCGCCGTTGACCAAGCCTTCGACTTCGCCTTCAGACACCAGATCGACGATGCGGGCATAGGCTTTCGAACGCAGCACGCCTGAGTTAAGCGCGTCCTGCACCAGTTCTTGGATGATTTCTCCGTCAAAGGGATCCATTAGGCTATGTCCTCGGCAATGATTCCAGCGCTGATCACAGCGCTACCGACCAGCATGCGGCCATAACCGATTGGTACTGGTTGCCCTTGCGAAGTCGTGTTGACTGCGCCGTTGAATATGTAGCTTGTTGGCGTGTCTTCGTATGGATTCGGCGCATCTGGTTGCGGTGACAGCAGCTGTGAAGCTCCGCCGATAACCAAAGAAACACCAACACCAAACGCAACCTGTCCGGCCAGTCCAGTAAGCAATGCGGTGCCACCTAAAAACGCGAACGGGTTAAACGTCGCAGCCGCGATCAGCGCCGCGCCGACCAGGATGTTGGTCAGTGGGTTTCCGCCACCAGCACCGGCAATGACTGGCGCAATGGTAATCGTGCGGCCGGCTGGATTGTGCAGCTCGTCGATGCCGACATCGTTTCGCACGTTGATGACGCGGTAGCCGACGTTGCGTTCCTGCGACGACGACACGAAGCCGGCGAAGTCTCTAAAGTTGGCGCACAGCGCGCGCACAGCCTCTGCCGGCGACTTAACGTCCAGCAGGTGCTTGCGTCCGTAGCGCTTGCCAAGTTCACCCAGCAGAATGATGGTTTTCATGTCTCAGGAAATGCGTTGTTCGGTTGCGCCAGCCTGTTGTGTACGGTTCGCGGCACGACAGACGGTTTTGCACGTGGTGGATGATCTGATTATCCCCCAAATACACCGCGCCGTGATTTGGCACTTGGCTAAAAACTCGCATCAGGATGACATCGCCAGGCTGTAGCTGGTCTTGCGTGATTTCTCGGAACCCTGCGCTGGCGAAATTCTCAATGTAAAGGTTTTGGCCGTGCATCCACCACTGATCGCGCCGCGCAAAGTCGGGCATGGTGATGCCGCGCTCGTTGGCATACCAGTCACGGATGATCGCGTAGCAGTCCAGCACGCCGTGCGACCACTCGCGACCGACCAGCGGCGCCTGGTAGCCGGCCGGCTCAATGTAAGCCCATTCCATGGACGGAACCGACACGATGTGCCACGGCAGCCCGCTTGCCTCGCACGACACGCGGTCGGCCTGCGATGGCTCTGGCGACATGTTGGGGTGGCTGTGAATGACGGCCAGCACGTTGCCGACCTGCTCGGCTTCGGCGTAGTCCTGCGGGTGCAGCACGAACTGGTCAGTGCCAACCGCTAGGTTTCGGCATGGCCAGTAGCGTTCTTTGCCCTGGCTGACGATCAGCAGGCCGCACGCTTCGCGTGGTAACTCGGCACGCGCATGCAGGATGATGTCAGCCTGCGTTTGCTCGTTCATCGGGTCAGGCCGGCGCTTGGAAATGAACCAAACGGCAGCGGGTTGTTCTCACCGAATCGCAGTTTGCAGCTGGTCAGTCGCTTGCCGCAGACGTCCAGCCCAGAACTGCCCACGCTCTCGTCGTTGGCGTTGAAATAATTGGTGCCGCTGTAGCCGCACTCGGTGCCCTTGTAGCGCCACACGCACACGTTCTGGATGATCTGCCTGCGTGGAAGCTGCACGCCTGACAGGTCAAACGCCGCGGCCAATTCGAACTCGACCACGTCGCGTGTCTCTGTCGACTTGCGGTCGATGAAAAACACGTCATCGGCAAATTCGGCGGTGTCGTCGGCGTCTGGGTTAACGCCGCCTGGGAAATTAACCGCGTCCAGGTATTTTGCCATGGTGCGCTTGCGGGTGATCTTGGCGCCCAGCAGGTCATCGTAGGAAAGAACCAGCAGCGTGATGGTGCCAGTGATGTTCGAAACGCGCAGCGTCGGCCGCGGCAGCTGCCCATTGCTGGACATTTCAAAACCGGACGCTTGAATTGGAAAGGCAGTGTATGTATTGCCCTGCCACACCAAGTTCGACGACAGACTGTTGGTGCCG